TAAAAGAATTGAAAATGAAACATCTCCTGATCGTAACAGCACCAATGCTGCTGACAGCGTGTCTGGGAAATAGAACACCTGAACCAGTTGTAGTAACCCAAACAGAGTTTACTAAACAGTCGGTACCTATTCAAGCACAACCAAAAGGTGTTGCTATGCCACCGGTTGACTGGTATGTTGTAAACGGTGATAATGTTGATGAGTTCCTAGAACGTATAAAGAATGACACTGGAGCACCAGTATTCTTTGCTATCACACCAAAAGGCTATGAGAACCTAGCTATTGGTATTGGTGACCTAAGACGTTATATTAAAGATGAGCAAGCTATTATCGGTTACTATGAAGAAGCATTAACTGAAGAATAATTTGCGACATATAGTAATAAAATGTTAAAAATTACTACATTTAGCTATTTACAAGATCCCTGATATGCTATATAATACTACCTACTAGAAATGAGAATCCACTTGTTTCATGCCCCGGAGTATTAATTGCATGCTATTCGAAGAACAAATTTCCCGAAAACCTGATCACTATCCATGGACTAAACAGTTCATAGAAGCTATATGGAAAGGTTTCTGGACACCGGAAGAATTTAACTTCCGATCAGACTATTCCCAATTTAAAAACGATTTAACACCAGCTGAGCAACAAATAGTTGTTAAGACAATGTCTGCTATCGGTCAGATTGAGATTGCTGTTAAATCATTCTGGGCTGATGTAGGTAATAATCTACCTCACCCATCAATTAAAGATTTAGGCTTTGCTATGGCTAACTCAGAAGTTATTCATAATATGGCTTACGAAAAGATCCTTGATGTTCTACATCTTACACACGTGTTTGAAGAGAACCTTAATGTTGATGTAATTAAAGGTCGAGTAGATTATCTAAGAAAGTATAATAAAAAAGTATATAAAGATGCTCGTAAACAATATATTTACTCAATTGCACTCTTTACATTGTTTGTAGAAAACGTAAGCTTGTTCTCACAGTTCTATATTATCATGCACTTAAATCGTAATAAAGCAGTAATGAAAGATTGTGCTCAACAAGTACAGTATACACGTAATGAAGAAATGCTACACGCACAAGTAGGCATTAAATTAATTCAAACATTACGTGAAGAGTACCCTGAGTTATTTGATAAAGAATTAGAAGACCGTATCAAGCATGAGTGCATCGAATCACTAAAAGCAGAAAGCAAAGTAATTGACTGGATTATGGATGGACATACAGCACCAGGTTTAAGTGCAGATATCCTAAAATCATTTATCGCTAAGCGCATGGCAGATTCTATGGATATGATCGGTATAGATAACTCTGAAATCGTCTATGATGAAGGTCATATTAAAGAGACTTTCTGGTTTGACGAAGAACTATTTGGTGCTAACATGACAGACTTCTTTCAAAAGAGACCTGTTGAGTATGCCAAAGGCAAGGGCATTTCTGCCGATGATTTATTTTAGAAGGATTACATAATGGGCTTTGAATGGGCAAATGATGATTCACGGGTGTTCCTCTCCCGTGGATACATTGACGGTAACATGACCGTTGAAGAAAGAGTAAGGGGTATTGCACAGACAGCAGAAAGGAACCTTGAATTAGAAGGTACTGGATGGGCTGATAAATTCTATGACTATATGAGTCGTGGTTTCTATTCGCTTTCATCTCCTGTGTGGGCTAACTATGGAACATCTAAAGGATTACCAATTTCATGTAATGGAGTTTATATCTCTGATACTATGGAATCAATTCTATTAAAGACTGCAGAAGTAGGAATGCAAACAAAGTTAGGAGCAGGAACATCTGCATACTTTGGGGCATTAAGATCAAGAGGTGAAACTATTAAGAGTGGTGGAACTGCTGATGGTCCTGTACACTTTATGAACTTATGGGAAACAACTGTTGATGTTGTAGCTCAAGGTAATGTAAGACGTGGATCAATGGCTGCATATCTTGATGTTGAATCACCAGATATTATGGAATTCTTAGATGCACGTGAAGAAGGTTCATCAATCATAAACCTAAGTCTTGGTGTCACTATCGGAGATGAGTGGATGCAATCCATGATTGATGGTGATGTAGATAAGAGAACAATATGGGCACGTATTCTGCGTAAACGTCGTGAGAGTGGTTATCCTTACTTGTTCTTTAAAGATACAGTAAATAATAATGCACCTAAAGTATTACGTGATCAAGGTATTAAAATTTGGGCATCTAATCTATGTTCAGAGATTGCTTTACCATCTGCAGAAGATGAATCGTTTGTATGTAATCTAGCATCTATGAACTTGCTAAAGTATGATGAGTGGAAAGAAACTGATGCTGTAGAAACAATGATCTGGTTTCTTGATGCTGTTATGGAAGAGTACATTGAAAAGACAGATAATATTCCTTTCATGGCTTCTGCCAATAACTTTGCTCGAAGATGGCGTGCATTAGGTCTAGGTCAACTTGGTTGGCATTCATATCTACAATCTAAGATGATTCCGTTTGAGTCATTTGATGCTCATCTATTAACTGTTGAAATCTCTAAGTTTATTGAAGATCATTCTAAGGCAGCATCTAAAGAACTTGCTATTGAATATGGTGAACCAGAAGGTATGCTAGGATATGGTATGCGCAATCTTACTACTTGTGCTATTGCTCCTACTACAAGTTCATCATTTATTCTAGGTCAAGTATCACCATCTATCGAACCATTGGCTTCTAATTACTTTACTAAAGACTTGGCAAAGGGTAAGTTTACTTATCGTAACCCATATCTTGACGAAGTAATTAAAAGTCATAATGTAGACTATGACGCAACTTGGTTAAGTATTCTTAAACATGGTGGTTCGGTACAGCATCTTGATTTCTTATCAAAGAGTGAAAAAGATGTATTTAAAACTTTCTCTGAAATCTCTCCATTGGTTATTGTCCAACAAGCTGGTGCTAGGCAGAAATATATAGATCAAGCACAGAGTTTAAATATACTTATCCACCCTGATGTATCAGCTAAAGATGTGAATGCATTGATTATAGAAGGATGGAAACTAGGTGTAAAAACTTTCTATTACCAACGATCAGCTAACCCTGCTCAAGAATTGGTAAGAGATATTATGAATTGTGCTGCTTGTGAGGCTTAAGGAGAGAGTATGTCTAAACCAATAAAAATAGAATGTGGTATGTGTGAAGAAATAACATTTGTAGAAGTTATGTCTGACGAAACACCACATCATTGTCCAATGTGTGGTCATCCGGTTAACTTTGAATCTGATGGATATGATGAGGAAGATGACTACTAAATAGCCTTAAGTTGATAAGGTATTACTATGTGGTTATATGAAGATAAAGAATTTAAGCCCACCTCAGATGAACTATCGTCTTGGGTGGGTTTTGTATATGAAGTACAAGATAAGAGTAATGGTAAAAAGTATATCGGTAAGAAGGGTTTCTGGTCCACTCGCCGTCTAAAGCCATTAAAAGGTAAGACCAGAAAAAGAGTTGTTAAGAAAGAATCCGATTGGATGAAGTATTATGGCTCTAACGAACAAATCAAACTATTATTAGAAGAACATGGTCCTACTCGCTGGAATCGCACTATTTTAAGATTGTGTAAAAGCAAGGGAGAGATGAGTTATTACGAAGCTAAACTGCAATTCGATAAAAACGTACTTTTCGACCCGAATTATTATAATGAATTCATAGGTTTAAAGATACATTCTAAGCACGTTGCAAATTTAATCGAGGAGATGATGAATGGTAGAGATTAATATAAAGAAAGCCAATGAGTTAATGTGGGCTGTTAAAGGCCACTTGATACCAGAAACCTATACAGATGAAGATATAGAGAAACTATACAATTCATACTTTGCAAGGATGTGGGGTAACCATGAATACACATATCGTTTAGATGGATTTGAAGAAGCATGGGAAAAAAGAGTAAAAGGTTAGATGTAACATATTTGTTACACTTTATTGTTTTTATAAAAAAAGTTAAAAAAAGTGCAGAAAACACTTTACATTTGTGATTAGATGTGATATAAGAGTTATAGAAACAATAACTAAGGAATTATATTATGAATAATACATTTAAACAAATCACTACTCTTCATCAAGGTTACGATGGAAAAGAGTTTACATCTGTACTTAAACTTCAACTTCAACTTGATAATGATGGACGTGGTGCTATCATTATGGTAGAACGTGACGGTAAAAGTCTTACTAATAAGTATGGCGGTCATGGCTGTATGCATACTGGTAGTCATGCTTACTTAACTAAAATGTTTAATAGATTAGAGGAGTGTGTATAATATGGGTTATATAACATTCAAAGATCAAATGTTCGACAACGAGCATGGCGGTCCTTTTGATCGTGGCATTATGGATTCTTATTATGGTAGAGGATACACACCTCACAAATATGATAATGGTACTCATAACCTTGGTCGTATCGAAAAATTAACTGCCGAAGAAACTCATGCTTATTGCATGGGATTTGAATATAATGAAGAAAGCGGAGATAGAAAGGAATGGTAATGAACCAGTCACAAATAATGTTTGTAGCAGAATATACTCTGCTTAATGATGAAAAGTCAATTGCTTACTTTGATAGCCAAAGTAAGGCACTAGAATGGGTTAAAGATGCCAAT